CTTTTTTTTGTAATCATTTCCGCCCTGTTGCACCGGTGCAATTCCTTCCAGAGCAATGTCCCTGCCATAGGTGCGCCGGCGGTCCCTGGGGGCTGCGGCGGTCTGATCGGAAAGGGAATGGCGGATATCATTGTCTTCAGTCGGATTCAGGTTATCTACGTTCTTAATCTGATTAGGTTCAAAAACCACAGTTTCTGTCGGCGTAATGATTCCATCATAATTCGTTCCATTTACTTCATTGAACAGTCTGACCGCCTCGACCAAATCACCAATACAAGTTACATTGATATCGTTAATGACCTGAAAATCATCTTTTCCGTACAGATCATTTACAATATCCTCTGCTGTAACACCATATCCATAATTTTCTATCCCGTAATCCTCATTTTCTTCCACGGCTTTTACATATTCCAGCAGTTGATCCCGTTTTATTGTATTCTTCCCTTCCACCAGAGGATTCTTCACATTCAAATACACCTCATATGTGCTTCCGTATGTATTCGCATGAGATATACTGTCGGTAAAATAAAAGCCTCGTCCATACAAACCGCTGCTGCGTGCTTTTTTCTTGTCAAATACTGTAAATGAATTGGGCGATCCGTGGTACATGACTTTCAATCTTCCCGCTTCATCCACTATCTTAGAATCTTTAAAAAACGCCTTCTGCTGCTCCGATAACGTATTGCCTGCACTGTCCTGGCTTAACGAATACGTAACCTCACCAGATTTTTTTGAATTTCCGCTTGCATTTTGCTGGTTTTGTGGTACACTATTCATAGAAGATGTTCGCAGGAATTGAAACTTCGGGTTTTTCCCGTATGAGTTCATTATGTCCTGTGTAACATCTTTTATTTTTGTGACGTCCTTAAACAACTTTCCTTTTTCAATATTCTTAATATTTATTACAGCTTCATAATACCTGTCTCCAATCTTAAATAGCGTATCATAGTAATCAAATCCACCGATTACGTCCTCATGATAATGTCCATCTCTTCCGTCCGCCTCATTGCGATAATTCGTTCCCGCATCTAGCAAATTATCCAGTTCTCCAGCAGTACGCATTTTAGCGTCATATATATCACCAGATATATATTTGCTTGGATTTGAGAACTCATCCCTTCCACGGCCATTAACAAACATCCTATTATCAGTGCCGATCACTTTACCATTGAATTTCTCATTGATGATTTCCTTCGCGATCCGCGGATACTCGCTCCTGTCATGGCCTTCAAATCTATCCTGCTCTTGGTCTATCTCGACAAATCTCCTGCCATCCTTGGTAAACTCCATAAGGGAATACTGTATCCCCGTCCCCTTGCCCGGATTCTTCGCCCCTTCCCGATACGCCTCCTCAAACAGCCGCTTCGCCTTCTCCAGCTGCCGGGCCTCCCTGCTCCCGGCCGTGGCCGCCTTCCACAGGTACTTGATCTCGTCATAGATCTTCTGGAACACATTGCGGTGCTCCACGGAAAGCCGCTTCACAAAGTCCCCGTCCGTGAAGAGATAATCCCCCACCAGGTCCGCCAGCAGCTCCCTGCTGACGTCCGCTCCTTCCACGCCCTCGTACAGCTTCGTCAGGGATCTCATCCTGCCGTCATAATCCCCCTTGGCCCTGGCATACGCAAACACGGCCTCCTGCAATGCCCCGTAATGCTCCGTCCCCTCCAGGACATGGGTGATCTCATGGCCCACCACCGTCTCCAGCGCTTTATTCGACTGGATGTTCAGCGTCACATTCCCATCCCGCACATACCCGTTGACCGTCTTCCCCTCCAGGGCAAAGCCGCTCTCCCGGATCTTCTGGTTATTGGCAAACTCAAAGGAGATCCCCTTGTCCGCCGATATCTTCGCCACCAGATCCACAAATTCATGGGTCCGCCGTGTATTGTTCAGAATCCCGCTGTCCGCCGCCTTTTGGATGACCTCCTGCTGCTTCCCGTGGTATCTGGAAAGGTCCGCCTCAAATGCCTGCCGCCTTCTGTCCTGCTCCTGATAGCTCTCCCCAAGCTGCGCGTCCCCGCGCGCCAGGTCGGATACTTCGCGGGACAGCTGCTCCTTCAGCCGCCTGATCTCGCTCTCATAAGGAGTGTTTTTATTCTTCTCCTTCAGCTGCGCGAGACGGTCCTGCTGCTCCCCCGTCATTTCCATCTGCTTCATCCGGTTCAGGCTCTTATACTCCTCCATCTCCTCCGTCAGAGTCCTGTAAGCCTCATAGGTCTCCCCGCCAAGGGTACGCTCGATGGTATCCGTGCTGATATAGCCCTTCTCCAGGTCCGTCTCCACCTGCCTGCGGATAGCCGCCTTTTCTTTCCCGCTCAGCTTTTTTCCGTCCTTCTCCTGAGCGGCGATCCTGCTCTCCGTTTCCGCGTCCACCACCTTCCAGCTGTTCCGGGAACGCTTGGGGGATACCGCAGCCGCCACGCCGCCGCTCATTCCGCCCGCAATGGATCCTACCGCGAAGGATTCCAGCACCTGGCTCCCAAAATCCCTGGTGGCCTGAGACTTCGCCTCCTCCTCGGACATGCCCTGCTCCATGTAATTCTTCACATTCAGGTTGTAATCCGACATCCCCCCGTTGATCAGGTTGTCCACGAACAGGTTCGCCACCTCGGAGGTGGCCTCCTCTGACCCCTCGATCCCGGACTGGGCCAGGATATTGACAACCGTGTTCCTCGTGGCGGCTCTGCCGGAGTTCTTCGCCATGTCCCACAGATGGTCCAGGCTGATCTTCTCCGTGCCGTACTCGATAAGGCCCGCCGCCGCTCCCGTCAGGAGCGCTTTTCCGGTATCCCCGGTCCGTTCAAAAGCCTCCTGCGTTCCGGAAGACGCCGCCCCTGCCGACATGATCCCTGCAGACACCATTTTCCCTGCGGCTCCGCCGCCGCCCAGGGCCGCCGCAGTCATAGATTCCGCTGCGGACATGCCTGCCCTGTAAACCAGCGGCAGCACCGTCTTCGCCGCCGGATTATCCACAGAAGCCTCAATATCCTCTGCCGTGGTCTGGGTTACGATATCTCCATATTCGCCGGGCTGATACCAGATAGAATTCGTATTCACCGGCGTGTACTCCCCCGTGAGCAACTGATTCAATCCCGCCTTTACCGCTTCCATAACTCCCAGTCCCGAAAATGGGCTCGCCAATACAGCCCCAAGATTCATCCCGATCTTGTCTATCACAGAGCCACTTGCCTTCTCTTTCGTCTCCTCACGGAACTCTGCCGCGTCCTCCGCATCCCGCGCGCGCTCATAGGTATCCACGAGGCTCTCTATCTTGTCCTCGTCGTACCCATTGTCCAGAAGGGTCTCTTTTGCCGTCTCATATTCCATCTGCTTATCGGTTAGATACCTTCCGGCTCTTTTGTCCGTATGATTCTTCGTGTATTCCCATTCGGAGCATACCTTCACCGCATTATAAGCCTGTTCATTTTTTAAGATCTCCAGGTTCTCCTCCTGAAGGTCCGCCCAGTCCCTCTGTTCCTGCTTCTCCGAATTCTTGAACGTCTCCAGCTCCTCCCGGTAGTCGATATGGTCCGCCTTCAAGAGCCTGTCCGTCTCGTCCTGGATCAGTTTGTCATACGCCGCCCGATTCATGGTCTCGTTGGATTTCTCCATGCCCGGCATCAACTGATTCCCCATCTTTTCCAGGTTTGCCTGATAAAACTGCTCAAAGGTGCCGTACTCCTTCAGGATATTCTCCTGGGCCGTCAGACGGGCATTCTCCCTCAGGGGCGACGTCCCGCTGGCAGAAGTCACGGCGCCGCCGCTCCGGTTCCCGGATGTACTGTTCTGACTGACGCTTCCCGTCCCGGACGCATTGTAATTCCGGGTGACAGTCCCATCCAGCGCCACGCTGTACAGCGGCTTTTTCTTTTGGCCTGCGGGCGTACTGTTCTTACTGACACTTCCCGTCCCGGACGTACTGTAGTTCCGGGTGATCGTCCCATCCAGCGCCACGCTGTACAGCGGCTTTTTCTTCTTTTTCCTGCTTACCGTCCCATTTACATCAACATAATAATCCGCCATGTCTGCCTCCTGCTCAGCGCGCCATCATGCGGGCAACGGAACTGCCTACAGCGCCTTTTAACGCCGAGAGTTCTGAGGTCCCACTCAGTTTCTTATACTCATTTTCCCTGCCCTCCCAGTACCACAAGGTACCGTCCGGCGTCTTCCAGATATTCTGCGTAACTGTCCTTCTCTGCCCGCTTAAAGTAACCGTGTCCAATTTCACAGTATCCCCGGTCTTTGACACCTTTCCGTACCCGCTGATCCCCTTGGGCTGATATCCATTTGAGAAAGTACCATACACCGCGCAATCTTTGTTATACTCCTTATCCCAATAGTCGGAATTTGTTACATTCCCACTGTAATCACCGGCCCCCTTATTGATCGTCCCACTGCCGCCAGAACTCCCGGAGCCCCTGGCCGCCTGGCTGGCATTGAACTGCCGCTTCTCCTCCGCCAGCTGCTGAAGCTGCAGCTGGTAGTTCCTCTCATCCTGTTCCTTCTGGTACTGCAGCTGCTCCCTCTGAAGCGCCAGGTTCTCGTTATACTGTCTTACCTGCTCCGCCAGGGCGTTCTCCGTGTTCATCTGGTTCAGTACGTCCTGGTACCGCCCGTAATAGGTATCCTCCAGCGCCTGCTTCCGGTTCTCCCGCTCCAGGATCAGCTGGTTCTTATACTGGAACCCCTGCAGGGACAGCTCCAGCTGCTGCTGCAGGGCCTGGTAGGCGATCTCCGCCAGCACGCTGTTGTTCTGCAGCTGCGCGTCCTTGATGGCGTTGTCATAGTTCAGGACCGCCTTGTTATAGCTCTCCCTGGCCGCGGCCACACGGTTCTGGTACGTGTTGTACATGCTCACCTGGGAGCTTTCGCTGTAGCCGGTATTGGCAAGGCCCCCGGCCGCCATCTGCTCCGCGTTTACGCCGTACTGACTGCTCTGCTTCTGCCAGTCCGTATAAGCTCCGGACTGCTCCTTCTGATAGTCCTTTTCGGCCTGCTCCTTCTGCTGTTCGATCTGCTCCAGGGCGAAATCCGTGTTCGCCTGCTGCAGCTCCTGCTGCTTGTCCGCCCACTCCTTGGAAGCGTCGATCTGGGCCTGATAATACTGCTCGGACTGGTCGATCATGCCCCCGTATGTCTTCTCCGTCTCCGACAAAGCCGCCTGCTTATCACTCTCCACCTTCTGGAAGCGCTCGTCCTCATAATTGATGTTATAATCTACAGCCATACCCTGCTCCCTTCTACCTCTTGATATACCCGCCTATATAACATTCCAGCGTCGCCGTCTCCAGGCTGAACCGGGTCTCCGAGGAAAATCTCAGGCGGATATCCTTGAATTTCTTCCGCTTGATCCTGCTGGTGAAATAGTCCGTGACGCCCTGGTACTCCCCCACGGTCTCCCAGTCCGTCCGGTCCGTCTTCACGTCCAGGGTGATGTCCCCCTCCGCCTCCACCACGCAGCCCCGCTTGTTGGTGGTCTTTAAGTACTGCGGATTCCCGAACCGGTCCGCCGGGGTCACCCAGTAACTAGAGACCTCCCCGTCCATGTCCGTCAGCGTATAGACGCCGCCTCCCGCCCCCAGGTACAGCGTCCCGCCATGTACCGCCGCGCAGGTGACGGCGCTGTCCATCTCCCAGTAAAACCATTCATACTCCATATGCCCCTCGTTGGAAAATACCGCCCTGCTGTCCGCCAGAAACGCGTCCTTTCCCACAAACACCAGAAGATAGCCCTCCCACTCCGCCAGCACCATATCTTCATACCCTGCGCTGGCCGTCAGCTTCCGGTCCACCAGGGAGCTCCTGTGGATCACCGCCTGCTCCGTCGTCACGTCCCCCTGGATCCCCTCCATGCCCCGCCTGCTGAAAAAGACGATGTCGTCGTTAAAATTGACCGCTCCGCCGATACAGCCCGTGGAAACACTGGAATGGGTGCTGGGATAGATCTTCCCGTACTCGCTGTCTATCGTGGGCGTATGATAAAATACCGCCGTGTCCGCCTGGGAGGGCTCCTTGAACACCCACAGGGCGTTATTCCCCGCCGCCAGACCGGTGACCGCCGCCAGGTCCAGCCCCTCGTTATAATAATCCAGGTCGCTGCAGTAAGAAGGATCATTGAGGCTGCAGTGCCATATGACGTTCGGATAATCCTGATTCCCGCTGAAGAACACCCGGTTGTCGAACACCTGAAGCAGGGTGCATTGGTCGATCCGGTCCCGGTATCCGGCGATGGTCTTGCGGAATTTCACGGAAACATTGTCCTGGCCGTCCGTCAGCGGCTCCGGAGGCGCTGACGCAAAGCGGATCCGTCCGCCGGCGGTATCCACCGTGTAATCGCTCACCACCTCGTCGTTGACCTTCACCACGGGCGAGAAATCCGTGTCGATCCCCTGGGCGTCCAGATAGAAATCCGTGCTCTCCCCGTCCGCCAGGAACGTGTTGACGCGGATCCCCGTCAGAAGGTTCACGTCCTCGAAGATCGTGCCTCCGCCGGCGGGCTTCCTGCCGATGGAGGTCGTCGGGACGTATCCCGTCACCTCCCCGATGATCTCCCCGTCATATTGCAGATAATGGATCCCGTCCTTGAAGTAAAAGAGATTGTTGAAGATGAAGCTCCTGCTCCTGGCAGGCTTCAGCCCCGTGTACAGCTCCGTCCGGCTCCCGCCGGATATCCGGTACAGCTTCGTGCCGCTGTGCACCAACGTCATCTCCACATTTCCCACTTTATAAAAAAAGACGCCCCAGACCGGGTCCGTGAAAGCTTCCACAAGCTCCATGCCCGGCCGCGTCCGTATGCTCTCCGTCTCCTTATAGTCCTTCCACATGTTCAGGCTGTCCGGGCTCCTGCCCAGATTCACCTCTTCCCCCCGGAGATCCACGCCCCGGAAGGAACCGTATACCCTTGTCACCAGATCTCCGGCTGCCATCAAACCTCAATGCCTCCCTCCATGTACATGCTGCCCGTTGCGAAGCGCGTGTCCAGCCGCTGCAGCATGGTCTCATATCTTCTGGAATAGATCTCCCCGTACTCCGTGGACACGTCGCTCTTCAGAAGGTCCGCCGCCACGCCGTAGGGCATGACCTCCAGCGCGTCCGCAGCAAGCTCAAACTCATAGGTGTCCGGCGTATCGTCCGTGATGTCCTGCGGGAACCTGTAATAAAAGAACGTCGCCGTCCCGGCCTCCGCGGGCAGGATCACGCGGTCCACCAGCTCATACCCTGCCTCCTGCCCGTCCTCGTTCACGAAACGGAGCAGGCGCAGCTGGTAGAACCGCTCCAGGCTGTCCATATCGAACACTTCCCCCGCCTTCAGCTCCTTGGAGACATAAGCCGGGATCTTCCGGATCCGGGCCAGCTCATACTGTACCTGGTTCAGCACGGCGTTCATCTTCGCCGCGATGTCCGGATCCCCGGTGAGGCTTTCCTCCTCCGTGTCGATCTCCTCGATCAGCTGCAATACCTTCTTTTTCATTTCAAGCAGCGTCATGCTCTGCTTCCCCCTTTCACGGAGAGGAGGAGACCGCCCCTCCCCTCCCTCTGCCCGTACTCCCGCTATGCGGATGCGGCTGCCAGCGGGACCTTGACCACCTGTATGCGGTCGTCGTCGATGACCTTCGCCCCGAAGGTGTCCAGTCCCCGGACGATATCCTTGAACCGCTTCTCCGCCCGGAGGGCTTCCACCTCGTTGATCTGTCCCGCGAAGGCGATGGCCTTCCTGCCTCGCACGTCGCAGTAGGCGTACTTGGTGGTGCCCGTCGCGTCCTTGGCCAGGTTATTGGACATGATCACCTGGAAATCGTCATACACGCCCACGATCCCCTTCCGGATGTATTCCGGGTTGTTGGTGGACAGCGTGATCAGGCAGTTCTTGAACACGTTGTACACGGCCGGCGTGATCTCGATCACGCCCTCCTCGTCAAAGTTGCGTTCCCGCAGCGCCACGATCGCCGCGTCGATGGCCGTCTTGACGGCGTCCTCGCTCAGGGCCGTCGCCGTGGTGACATTCGTGCCCGCCTTGATGAGCGAAGCCACGTAGCTGTCCCGCTGGACGGCCAGCCCGTGCACCGCCTTCTCCTGGTACTTCTCCTTCAGCCCCGGTACCGACTGGGCCTGGTTCACGTCATCCACGTAGAACGCGAAGTATTTCGCCTGGTCTATCGTCAGGGTCTGCCCCTTGTCCGACATCTCCTCGATGGTGATGTCCGTGCTGCTGCTATACGTGCCGATGGTGGGCTCCCCCACGCCCAGGATCTTCACGGACTGGGCATACTTGCAGTCCCCCTCGTAATCCCGCAGGCAGTTCTCCACCAGCTTGCACTTGATCTCCAGATCGTCCTGGATCTTCTTAGACCATATGGTCTGAATAAAATTCGATACTGCCACTTCTCATCATCCTTTCTTTTTCCCGGGAAGCGCTACCACTTCAGCATGGACCGCTCTACCGCCTTGAACAGCTCCGGGTTCCGGTCAAAGTCCTTTTTTGTGAACCGGAGCGCCTCGTCCCGCGTGTAGAAATCCTTTACCCCCGTGTCCTGCTGGGCGCTGTTCTTCATGCTTCCCATTGTCCTTACCTCTTTCTTCGGCTGCATCCTGCTGTAGATGCCGTAGATCTCCGCTGCGGGCGTTCCGGGATTGAATTTCGCCGCGAACTCCCGGAACTCCTTCCCCCCGTAGACCTCCTCCGGCACCCCCAGCTTTGAGAGCTCCTTCGCCTGCTCTGCCTGCCTCCGGTACTCCGCCAGCGTCTGGAACACCTGCTTTTCCCGGGCGGTCATGTTCCCGGCGCCGATACCCGCCAGCCGGTCCACTTCCTCGACCACGTCTTCCATGCCGGCCTGGATGATCTCCTCCGCTTCCGCTTTCGCCAGCACCTGGATCTCCCGGTCAGAAAGCGCCGGCTCCTTCGGGATCCGCACGCCCTTGCTCTCATAGAACTGGCGGAAATCCTCCGTGATCTCCCCCATGTCCTCCTTGCCCGTTCCCGCTTTCAGCACATTCTCCAAAGGCCGGTACTTTTTCTCGTAGTCCTTCTGGATCCTGGCCCTGCTCCGGGCAACCTTCTTTGCCAGCACTTCGTCCAGCTTCCGGTTGAACTCCGCCTCCGTGTAGACCTTCTCGGGGCTTTCTCCTGCCTCCTGCTCCGATCCCTGGTTGGATCGATCCGGTCCCCCGGTGGAACGCTCCGGTTCCCGGGCGGATTGCTCCGCGTTTTGTTCTGTGGCCGCTCCCTCCACATTTTCAGCAGCTTCCAAAGCCGCAAGGTTCTCGTTTTCGTTCATGCGAGTCTCCTTCCTATTTTTTCCGGTGTTTGCCTTCACCAATTCCATACAGTTTCCCGTCTTACATGCCTGGACGATACGGCGCCTCACGCCGCCGCTCCCATACAGTTTTCTGTCTTACATGCCTGGACAAGGCCGCAGGCGCTCCTGCCGCTCTGCGGAACCCGGAGATCTGCCGTCAGTTGTCGTCCGGGTTATCCTCCATGATCTCCACCTCCTCCCCCTCCTGCGTCTCTGTCTCCTGCGCTTCTGCCGTCTGCGCTTCTGCTCCCTGCGCTTCCGCCATCTGCGCCTCCGCGAGCTGTTCCGCCTGTGCCTGCGGGTCCTCCATGAGGAACTGGCCGGCCCTCTGCTGCATGGCCTGGGCCTCCGCCTGGATCTGGGCGATCTTCTGCTGCTCCTGCCGGATGTGCCTGATCGCTTCCAGGATCTTCAGCTTTGGCGCCACGCTGTCATCATCCAGAACACTTGCGTAGGTTTCCAGCTCTCCCACCCTCTGGGCGCTGAAGAATCCCTGCACGAGAAGATTTTCGATGGTCTGTTCCTGGGCGAACCTGTCATAAGCGCTCCTGGGCGTCACGTCCACCTTCACTTCCGCCTGCAGCTCCCGCAGCGCCGCCTGGGGCACGTTCACCAGCCGCACCATGGTCTCCCCGGTCTCCGGATCCGGCGTCTCCTGCTCCAGCTCCATGCCGTCCCCGGCGTACACGATCGTATACTCCAGCCAGATCCTGGCCAGGTCCTCCACCATGTTCTTGTAGCTTTCCTTCTGCTCCGTCATCGGGCTCTGGGACGCCTGCTGCACTGCCAGGATGGCCCTGCCGGAAACTTCCTCCGGATTCACCTGCCCCGTCACCGCCTCCCCGGCGCCCGCAAGCTCCCGGGTCACCTGGATCAGATCCTCCTGCAGCTGCTTGACATCCGGTGACATCTGCGCCGGCTGCAGCGTCCCCACGATCCGGTTCACATCCTCCACCGGCTGCCCGTTGGTCTTGATGATCCCGCCCACTTTCTTTAAGTCCGCCGGGTTCGCGATCCTGCTGGTGTCCACCACCTTCTGGGGATATGCCTGGTATTTCACCGTCAGGACCCGCCGCACTTCCGTCCGGTTCACTTCGATCTGGTTCGGGATCAGATACTTCACCTCCCCCTCGCCCCGGGCGCTCCCCTCCTTCTCCTCCCAGTTAAAATGAGCCACCGGATACAGGGACAGCCCCGTGTCCGCCTCCGGAAGGATCTCCGCCCAGCGGGTGGCAGCCGAGAAATGCACCGTCCCATTCTTCTTGTACATCTTGTAGATGACGGTCACCATGTTGTCCAGCTCCAGCTTCGCGGCTTCCCCGCTCTCCTCGAAGGTGTCATTGTCGCCGATGATCATCGAAAGCTTGTCCTCCCCGGCTCCCTCCGCTTCCGCCAGCTCCCTGGCATTCACCACCGGCATGCGCTTCCGTACCAGGATATAAGGCTGGGACTGGATCTCGTCGTCATTTTCGTTGCCGTAATAGACATCATTCTTCTTGACGATCTCGTTGACCGGGAGCATCCTCTCCCTGTCGAAATCCACATAGAAGATGCCCTCCCCGTTGATGGCGCTGTCCTTCGTCACCCTCCTGCCCTTAAAGTCCATCCGGTCCTTCTCCCAGACGCGGGCGGCGTACCGGTTCAGCATCTCACAGTAACGCTCCGCTTCCTGGTAGAAGGCCGTGTTCCCCACGTTCTGGGACGCGTAGTGGATGGCGTACAGGTTATCGTGGATGACGGCTACCTTGTACTTGACGATGGGCTTGATAAAATTCTTCTGTACCGGCTCCACGTCCCCCAGCTTCGCGTTCCCCCACTGGTCCCCGTTGTACATCCGGTAATTCCGGTCCGTATCCACGTAAATCCCCGTCATCCGGTGATAGTTCCTGCCCTTCTCATACAATGTCCATATGGGCGTCTCTTTGATCTCCTGAATATCCATAGCTCCTCCTGTCACGGCACGTCTTCCTGGCCTGCCGCCGTGCCGTCATAACGGTCAATATTGCGCAGTATCACTTCCATGCGCTCCCTCTCCCGCTCTGCCCCCTCTGCCGCTCTGCGGGTCCTGCAGGCCCGTAAGGGATGGAAAACCTTTCCCAGCCCCTTCTTTGGCGTTTCCCCGCCTCTCCGGCGCCCTGCAAGCCCTTGGCCGCTCCCCCGTTCCTCCGCCGTCCTGTGCGCCGTCCACGCGCCGGCCAGGAAGCATGCTAGGTTCAACGCCCCCACGGCCATTACTGTTAAAATATCCATACGCGCTCCTCCTAGATAACCGTCATTTCCTCTCCGTACTCATAAACCGTCTCGTTCCTCTTCTCCAGGTTGAAGTGATACTGGGGATCCACATACATCGTCTCCTCCGAAAATACCACCTGTTCCCGGATATGATGGGCAATGGCCAGCCCCATCATCTGGTCGTCGTGGCCGCCCTCCGGCGCCTCGATCCGGCCCTGTTCATTTTTCACGATGGTCAGAAGCTCCTCCAGCGTGTCCCTGTCGTTTATGGTATCCACATGCTCCCGGACCACCTCCACCAGCCTCGACAGGATCGTGGGCCGGGTCAGCTGGGTCGTTTTGAACCCGAAGCGCTTCTCCGTCCTCCCGGTGTACGTGTCCACCGCCTCCCGGACATACTGGTTCGTATACCCCAGCCGCTGTAGCTCCATGACCGGGAACGTGTCGAAGTTCGTCTCGATCCCGATCAGCGCCTTCCTGTAATACATTCCCAGGCAGTACATCTGCTTCGTATACTGGTCCGCGTCAAACTGGTGCTTCAGCACGGCGGCCTGGATGCCTGTCCGGGCGTCCAGCACATGGCCCGTAAAATAATCGCTCCCCTCTCCCGCGGTATCCCCTCCGATGCAGTATTTCGTGAGCTCCGGCGTATCCGGCAGCCGGTAGATCCGGATGTATCCGTCCCGGTCCGGCTGCCACCGGATGTTTGTGATCTTCAGTCCGTCATAGTCGTAAATGAAATACCCCGTCTTGACCGGCTTCTGAATGGTCTCAAGCCGCGCCTGGATGGCCCTTGCGTCAAATACCGTCTTGCCCAGGATCCCCCACCTGCCCAGGCAGTACACCTCGTATGTGTACTCGTCCACATACCGCAGATCCTCCAGCGCCTTCCGGTCCTCCTCCGTTAGGAAGCGGTTGTCCCGGTAGGTGCTGAAGCACACGGCGGCCAGCCCGCTGTCGATAAAATGCCGCTTGATCCAGTGCTGCACGTTGACGGGGTTAAAAGACAGCACCATCTGCTTCTTACTCTTGCCGCCCCTGAGACGCACCTTCAGCTGGTTGATATCCGCCTCCTGGCACTCCGTGGCCTCCTCCACCCAGATATCCGTCAGCTCCCCGTTCTCAAAGGTGATGGACTTGATCTTCTCCACGTCATCCAGTCCCGCGAAGGCCGTCTCATTCCCCGTCAGCAGGCATTTCATGCGCATATCGCTCTCATTCACCTTGAAATACCGGGACAGATCCCAGCTCTTCAGCACCTGCTTCAGCAGCGGGAACGTGCTCCTCCTGTTGGTGTCCCCCGTCTGCCTTACCACAAGCAGGTTGCACCTCTGGGGATGCAGCAGCTTATAGATATACCGCTGCGCTATGAAATGGCTCTTTCCGGAACTGCCGCCCCCGTAGAAGACCAGATAGCGGTCCGTATTGTCCAGGTACGGCAGATAGACCTCATTGAACACATTTTTGGAAATCCTGATGTCTACTTCCATCACTCATCGACCAGCCTGACCGTGACCGTCGTCTTCTCCTTCAGCTCCGTCTCCACCAGCTGCTTCTCGCTCCATCCCGCGAAGTTGTTGATCAGGCTGAACTTCGCTCCTGCCGCCCCGTCCTTGTCAAACAGCCGCTCCTCCACGTATTCCTCGATCCGCATCTTCGCGCGCGTTATCGTGTCAATAAATTCCTTTTTCGCCTGATAATTCAGGAGGGCCTGCCGGCTTGTAAACCCCAGCGCAAGCGCAAGTCCGGTCACGGTGGGCGGCTTCTGCCCGATGATCACCGGATGGCCATTTTTGTCAAAAATCGGCTTTCCATCGTCATTTTTCAGGATTTTTCCCTCACATTTCCTGAAATACGCTTCGATTTTTTCCTCCATTTCCTCCCTGCTCTTGTATTTCGGCGGCCTCCCGGCCGTATTCCTTGCCGCCATCCTGGATCACCTCTTTCCGGACAACCAAAAACAGCGCCGGCTCAAAGCCTGACGCTGTCTCGCGATATTGGTGGGGGGATAAAAGCCGTTCTGTTTCATCCGGCTCTCTACGGTTAAACTATATCACATCCCATCCGTGCATTGTGTGCATTTTATGTATTTATAGAATCGCCTCATAACCTGCGTCCTGCTGTACCCCACCAATTCCCCGATCTCAAACCAACTCAGATCATTGATCACCCGGAACCGTATGATGTCGCACTCCGGATAGGGCGCATCCTGGATAAACTTCTCGATCCGCCTCCGGTCCTCCTGGATCTTCTCTTGATAATATGCCGTTTCACGCTCTATCCGATCCTTCTCCGCGGCATACCACTCCTGATAATTCTTCCCGCTGTTGTGCTCCCTCGGCATCCCGGAAACCGCTCCCCCCTTGTACGGGTTGAAATTCTCATGCTCCGTCAGTTCAAGGCGCAGGGATTTCAGCTTATTCTGATCCCGCTGCACCGCGAACAATTCGTGTACCGTCAATTATATCCCCTCCTCTCTGGTTCGCTCTTTGCTTCGCTAAAATTTAATTGCAATAGCCTGTCCGCAATTTCCGCAATAATTTTTAAAGGCACTGTCTAAAAGTTTTCCACATACAGGACAGTAATCATCTGTTATTGTGTATCTACGGTCAACCTGATAGTCTGTATCGCAATTCGAACAATGTTGCATTTTAAATCCACCTCGATGTCGCAATATTTCTTTTGGTTTCTTTGATTCCTGCTTCTCCACTGCTTCCCGGAACTCTTCCACGGTTCCGATTGCTCTATAATCTTTGTATTCGCAATCAAAGTCATTCATGTTGTTACATACTCCACAGACCGAATATGAACACGACTTTATATGACAAATCATTTTCTACCTCCGCAAAATTTAATTTAAACAAAAACCTCCGGAATAGGAACGCACCCAAGACAGACATAACCCGGCTGCAAAAATCTTCCGTCATCCTCTTCCAAAACATAGGTGATCAGCTTATAGTGTACGTCACCCGTATATCTCCCGCCGTCACCGTCCGGCACCCATTCCCTTAATTCCAAAATGTCTCCGACCTGATAATCCCTGTCATTCTTTCGGATCTCAAAATTTTTAATCCCCAGCTTGCTGTCACCATAAAAACAAGGTTCCAGCTTTAAAATATGCTTTATCATACGACACCTCCATGATTTTCTTTCATGATTTTGTGTAATCTTATGTATCTATTTATTGACATTATACACAAGATTGTGTATAATGTTGATAAGAAAGGAGCAGGCAATGAGTCCACGAAAGATTACCGTCAAAACACTTGAAGCAAACGGCTATCAATTCAAACGCCACGGTGCAAACCACGATCTGTACTATAACCCGGAAACCCGAAAAACCATTCCGGTCAAACGCCATGACTTCAACGAAAATGATATGAAATACATTTTCAAGGAAGCCGGCATATCAAAGGACCGGGGCTGAAACCCAGGCTCGTATATACCAAAAGGAGGTTCCAATCATGCGCTATACCTATACCGCAGTTATCACCGAAGATAACGGCACATTTTATGCAAAGGTCCCGGATGTTGATGGGTGTATCACCACCGGAAAGACCCTGGCCGAAACAATCGACCTGATCACTGACGCCCTGAACCTGTGCCTTGTTGGCCTGGAGGACGAAGGCATCCAGCCCGCATCTCCTACCCCGCAAGGCCGTATCCCCCACAGCCCCGCTGACACCCTCACCATCATCCAGGCAGATACCATAAAATACCGGAGCCTGACAGATACCAAAGCTGTCAGGAAAAATGTATCTCTCCCCTCCTGGATGGCCACTCTTGCGGACGAACGCGGGATCAACTGCTCCAAAGTACTGCAGGATGCTCTTTTAACCGTTCTTTCATAATCCTCTGCCCTCCGCCAGACGCATTTCCCTCCGGCGGAGGGCGGGTCTATGTCTCCTGCTCTCCAAATATCCCCCTACTCCCCCATAACCTCCAGAATCTCCAACAGATTCTGGAACTGCCTGTCATTCAGTTCCCGCACCGCTGCCGCCTTCTCGATCTCCAGGAACGGCTCTCCGATCCCTTCCAGCCCCTCCTGCCCGTCCAGGAACCGGAATCCTCCTGCCGTATCCTCCTCTTCCTGACTTATCCATGGTTCCTCCCACGGATCCTCTTCCACCCAGTTCCTCCCAAAGATGTTCACGAACTCCTCCCTGGTATGGGTCCGCTCAAATGCCTCCTGGGCGTCCATCTTGATCCGGTCCGCGTTCCGCGCGTTCTGATGGACCGCCTCCGGCCCTTCCCGGTGATGGAACAGGCAGAGATATACCTTCAGTCCATATTTCTCGGATAGCCTGCGGTTCGCCGTTCCCTCGAACACATGATGCTCCTCCGTGTAACGATACCTTCCCCAATAATTATACAGCCTCCTGCACAGGTAGCAGGTCCCGTCCTTCTCATGCAGTATGCTCTTCATGCTCCGCCTCCGCGCAACCGCCTCTTTTTCTGACAGCGCCGTACAATTCCCGCACCGTGGCCGCCAGGATCTCCGCCTCTGCCAGACACGCCTCCGCCATTTCCTCCGGCAGACGCTCATAATCTTCCAGGACCCGCACCACTTTCCGTGCGGTCACAAGAGCCTCCGCCTGCAGTTCCTCTTCAGAGCGCACCTCACCCTCCACAGATTCCACCTCGCACACGGTATTTTCAACGTTTTCCCCCTTTTCTTCCACAGGAGCTCCGTTGCTTCCCATGCCCGACTCCTGCCGCATCCCTTCCGGCAGAAGTTCCGGATAATCTTCCACTTCCATCTGGCCCAGGATCTGCTCTCCCGGCTCCGGCTCCTGCACCGATACCGTTTCCTGCCTCTTCTCTTCCGATTCTGACGGTTGCACCGGTGCAACTTCCTTCCTTTCCGCTTCCGGCTCCTGCCGCGCCGGCACTGCTTCCTTCCTTGCCGACTCCTTCCTTCGCTCCTGCGTCCTGGCTTTTTCCACCTTTGACGGACGGCGCTCCATGGTCCTCCGCTCCCAGGACACTTCCGCCGCCTCCCGGGGGAACGGCATGCCGTATGCCGCCTCCCAGGAAGCCTCCGCCGTTCTGTCCATATCCATCATCCGGCCCGCCGCATCCAGCAGCTCCTCCCAGGAACACAACTCTTTTTCGTTGCTCCGCACGTTCAGCAATGTCAGCGCCTGCCCGACATCCTTCACCGCCAGCAGCAGCCTTCCCACCCCCTGGACGCGGACGCTGTAGATCTTCTCCCCCGCCGGCGCCAGGATCTCCTGCAGAATCCCCGCCGATGGGCCGTACTCCTTCCAGGCCCCGTGCAGGTCCACGTACAGCTCCGGCAGATCCCGGCAGATCTGGCGCAGCGCCTTTTCCAGGCTGCTCATGGCCTCCTGCCCCGGCTCCTGCCTCTCCAGCAGCACTTCCAGATCCGTGACCTTCTTCTCCTCGTCGATCTCCTCCTTCAGCGCCTGCACCTCGGCCTTGCTGTACGCCGGAGACAGCTCTTCCGTCAGCGCCTCCGGGAGCTGCAGCATGATGGTCAGCTTCGCGAACCCGAACCCCCGGTACCGTTCCTTCAGAAGCTCCGAATTGCCCCCTTCGGAAAACCGGTCATTAATGCTCATGTAGCGCGACACCACCGTTTTGTCAATGCCGTACTCCGCCTGGGCAAATTCGTTCACGTTCCGGTACCCTGACCGCTCCAGGATGTCCGTGTCCCTGGCCAGCTTCAACAGGTATCCCACCCGCACGAACCCTTCCACCAGCTTCACGGCCTGCTCCTCATTGTTCTTCCACTCCGCGTCCAGACGCTCCTTGTACTCCTGGTAATTATCGTATCCTATCAATCCAGCCATGTCCTTTCCTCCTTACACTGCTTTCTTACACTGCTTCCATGAAATCTTCCATAAGGCCCTGCAGCACCCTTGTATTGTTCTTCTCCCGCAGCTCCTTCAGGTTCTCTTCCCGCTTTACGGCGCTCTGCTTCGCCAGCCTCCGGTCCTCCGCCGTGATCCGCTTTTTGATCTCCCTCTGCCATTCCCGCAGGAAGGGTCTGATCCGCTCGATCTCCGGCTCCTCGTCCATGTAGCCCCTGTGCTGCCGGATCGTCCCGCCGGGCTCCACCTCAATGGTGTAATACGGGACCTCCGGCTCCTGGACCTTCCGCAGGAAACAGATATAAGTCTCCCGCTGCAGGATCCGGTCAAAATACCGGTCCGTCGCCCCGGCGCAGTGGTGCAGGGCCTGTCCCTCCGCCATGATGTCCACCAGCCCCTCCGGAACGATCATCCGGTAATCCCCCGACTGGTATTCGTATTTGGGACGGATCTCTCTTAAGATCTCCTCCGCCCCCGGGAACTTCTCCCGCATCCGCTCCGCTTCCCTCTCCCGCGCCTCCTGGTCCCGCTTCATCTGTTCCATCATCTGCCGCTTCCGGAGCTCCTCCACCAGCTCCCCGTGGCGCCGTTTCAGCTCCCTGGGCCGGTAGATCATTTCATCCCGCACGTCCCTGCCCGCTTTCCCGCACATGTCAAGGTAGTCCGCCCACTGGGACAGCACGGTTTTGGCCGACTTTCCCTTATATCCGTCCTGCTGCTGCTTTTGGATGTAATGGATGATCTGCGTCAATGACATCCGGTCCTGAACGAACGCAATATCCCAGCTGGACAGCTTCTCGCGGCTGACGTAGTCCAGATCCTCCCGGCTGACCTTCCTGCCGGTCTCCTCCGACCAGCGCATCCAGTCCAGCATTTTCCCTCCGCCGTCACAGTCCCGTATCCGGTTGATCTTCTGCCGGTCCCGCAGTCGGAACACCTCCTCGATGGTGCTTCCGTCCACATACAGTTCCCCCAGATAGCTCCCCCATACCGTTATGTTCTCCGTCGTCTCCTGAAGGAGCCGGTAAAACCGTCCCTTGAACAGGTATTCCACCGTATTCCGGACGCCGGCGCTTCCCGCGCACATGAGCCGGTTGTACTCCAGCTTCCTCCCTGCTGCCGCCATCTGGCCAAACTGCGCCGTCCACTGCTCGTATGCCGTTCCCGCCAGCGCTTCCGCGATCCCCTCCGGGTACAGGAAACACGTCTTCATCCGCCGGTTGGCCGGGTTATGCCTGTTGTCAAACCACTGCCGCCAGCCCGGCCGATCCGACACGTCCGGGTCCTGGCCCCAGTATATGTCACACAGCAGCTTCGGGTGGTTCCGGAACATCACCAGCCTGACATTCTCCTGCAGCCAGACCTGCTTCCGCCCGGCGCTCCATACCGTTATCACATCCATATGCCGCGCCACGCTCTGCTTCTCATTGACGTTCTGGAGCACCATGCACGGCAGGACCGACTTCACCTGCTCCTGCCTCTTTTTCGCCAACACCAGCCTCCTGCAGCGCGGGCAGATCACCCTGTCGTTATGCCGCACCTTCTCTCCCCCGTCCACCCGGTGAAGGAAGCGCTCCGCGCAGCTCTTCCCGCAGGCCGTGCAGGCCCAGCGCTCCGTTTTTTTATCGTAGAAGATATATTCCCTGCTCCCTTCCCTTTCGTCGGCCCATGCCCAGAACCCTTCCGGCAGTTCCGGGATGAGGCGCATGGCTTCCTCCAGCCTCCGTTTCCGGTTCAGCTCCTTCTTTTCCCTCTGCTCGTACAGATAATCCGATTCCAGGCTGTCGATCAGGCGAAGCCCCTTCCGCCAGCCCGACTTTGCCGCGTGCAGCGCACCATTGACCAGCGTCTCGTCCGCCTCGGAGCAGAACTCCACCTCTCTCTCGATCCGGTATATGCCCCTGCACCAGTATTCATCATCCGTGACCGCTTCCAGCTTGCACCGGTTCCACGTATGATCCTCCGCCACGTATGTCTCGTATTCATGGGTCTCCGTGTTCATGCAGTACCGCTTGGCAAGCTTCCCGTTCTTCCAGTAATTCAGCACCAGGATATCCCCCGCCGTCTGCGCGGTGAACACCTTACCGTCCCGGTCCGGAAGGTTCGGTTCCAGGGCGAGCACTTCCTTACGCTTCATCCGCTTCCACCTCCTTCAGTTCCCGGTCCTTTAACGTATACCAGACGTCCGGCCTCACGTCCCCGGATACCTCGAACAGCTTCGCGTCCACGATCTCACCCGGACGCGGCTCCCGGATCAGTCCCAGGATGGCTCCTGCCCCGCCCCTGACCCGGGGTTCCGGTCCCCTGGCGATGGCGATGGTCCCCGCTCCGCCGCAGACTGCCGTATCCCTCTGCACGGTCACACAGCCATCCTGCCTCTCCCATTTCCGCATGGGGCAGCGGACCATGTACATCATCCCCAGCGCCACCATCTGCCGCACCGTCAGTTCCCGGACCAGCGTCAGCTCCGTGCAGGCGATCTTGCTGTCCCTTCCGTCCTCGTCCAGGCTTCCTCCTGCCTCCACCTGGAAATACCGGTTGCCCCTGCCCGGCGGATAATAGGAAAAACAATCCAGCGGGTCCTCGGCGCAATGGAAGCCGCTCCTGGCGCATTTCGATGCGTCCTCTCTCACGGTCTCCCCTTCATGGAACTGGAATACCCCCCTGCCCATGGTACAGGTGAGGTCTCTGTGAAATCCTTTGTACGCGATCATTTCCGGCCCTCCATGTAATACTCCAGCACGATCTTGCGTACCTCCGCTCTCCCCGGCATCCCCATGTACAGGGGCGGCCTTAGCCCCGCCGCCTTCACGATCCTCTCGCTCACCGCGCTCTTTTTCTCGAACGCGCTCTTTAAGATCCTTCCCAGGCACTGCTCCAGACTGGCGCCTTTCCTGCGCACGGCCCGGCACAGCCTGTCGTCCTCCATGCACATCTGCAGGATCTGGTCCTTCCAGTCCGCCAGCATCCCTTCCAGCTTCAGCTCCTGCGCTTCCACCTCCAGCTTGCCCGCCGCCGCCATGGAAGGAGTGGCGAACTCCTCCACCGCCCCGTCCAGGTAATCCATGGCGTCCTCCCGGTCGATCCCGTTCTCCTCGGCCAGCAGCAGCAGGGCCTCCTCGTCTCCTTCCGCCTTCTGCGCCGCCGCCGCGCGGTTCAGCTCCTCCACGCTGTCAAATTCTCCAAATTTCTCAAACATCGTTCTGCTCCTTTCTATCTTCCCGTGCCAGTTCCCTCTCCATCCATCTGCTGTACGCATGGCTCTCCCGGTGGACGAAAATATCCTTCCCGCAGAGTAATTCCGCCACTTCACGCCATTCCTCCTGGTTGGACACCGGCTTTCCCTTCTGGTTCTTCCAGCCCTGCTCCACCCAGCCCGAGAGCCACCCCTGCTCAAACACTGCCGCAAGGTATCCCGAACCCGTATACAGATGGACGGAAACCGGCTTATTTACTCTTTCCAGCGCCTTTTTGAGCGCCTCCGCCTCGATGTGGTTCCTTGTCCCCTCCAGGTACCCGGACGCCGTCAGCGTCACCGGGCCCCTGGCCGTCTTCAGTTCCAGGATGTAGAGGTATCTCGCCCTCTGCTTTCCCGGGGACCTTGCACCTGTGGCTATGTAAAGATTGATCTCCTGCATGCTTTCCCCTTCCTGCCGGTATGCGGTACTCTATGTATTTCAGGTACGTCATTCCCGTATATGGATTTACTCCGTAATAGATCGAATCCCGGTCAATATAAAATCCCTCCGTCGGCTCGATCCCGTCCCGGATCATCCGTTCCATGGTCCGCCTCTTGAATCTCTTCCGTTCCGGCTGTGGGATCGTCAGATTCCGCGACGGTGTATACGCCTTTGTCTCCCCCTCCGGGTCGTTCCTTTCGTTCGGAACTTTCACCAGGTACTCCGCCAGCCTCTGGAAGCCTCCTGCCTCATAGGCCAATGTGAAATCCACCCTTCCCTGTCGCCAGCACTTTTTTATGACCACGTCCCCGTCCGGTATCCGGTTCACCAGGATGTGAACGTGCGGACTGCCGCGCTTGCCGATCTCGATCCGGTAGATATACTTCAGTTCATACCCCCGCTTTCGGAAGGCTCCCCTTGCCCTTCTCAAAAACCCCTTCATGCAGTCCTTTACTTCACTGACCGCCATCCGGGTCCCTGCTGGGAATTTCAATGTCACCCAATAATCGTTTTCTCCGAAATTGGCTTTCATAAGCCGACGCACCTTGTTCTCCCGGTTCCTCTGGTTCTGTTTTTTCATCTGCTCCGGGGTCGGCTTCATACGCTTCTGCCTCGGCTCCCCCTTCTTTCCAAATCTCCCGGCAAACTTATACTCATACTCGTTGGAACCGGCAAAAGTCCATTTATTTTCCCAGTACATATTTCCGCGATCCTCTTCCTAAGTTTAATATGCTTATACTGCCAGCAAAGAACCGCAAAATCCGCGAAATTCCTTGCTTTTTTGCTGCGGAAATGATATACTGAACTTGCAGGCAGATATCATTTCCAAAATGATATTTCCGGCTCCCGGCTATTCCCTGGGAGCCGGTTTTTTTGTCCGTTTCCCGGCCTCGTTCTTCCAGTGCCTACTGCACTGTCCCGTCGGTCCCCTTTCCATCACCATACCTCATACATCCTCCTTTTGTACCGCCTTCTGGCAAACACGTATCCGGCCTCCTCGCGGACGTCCAGCCGCGGCTCCCTGGATGCCTTCTTTTTCTGGGCCGTATAATGGTATCCGCCTTCCGGATCGGCATAATACCGGAACCGGTTCCAGCGGTTCTCCGCGATCCCCAGCAGCTGCCAGTCCTCCGGTACCGGGCCTTCCCACTGCCTGGCCTGTTCCTTTATCCTCTCGTCAAGCATCCCTTCACCTCCTTCCCTCTCCCGGGGCTTTAGCCGCGGGTCCTCCTGCCGGCAAGATCCGGCAAGTTCATCCTTCCGCTTTCTGCGCCTCCTGCTCCCGCCGCTTCTTTTCCTGGCACAATACTTTTGACACCTGGCCCGGCGCCAGCCCCATCTCCTCCGCGATATCCTTGATCTTCCAGCCCGCGGTCCTTAAGGCGATCACCTTCCCCGTATCGATCTTCTCCCTGGCCGCGCTGCCGGAAGACTTCCCTGAGGCAGGCCTGCTTTCCTGCCGCGCCGCGTAACGGCTCACTTCCCCGGCGCATGCTTCACACAATTCCAGGCGCCCGGGATCCTGCTTCCATTCCAACACCTCCCGCGTCAGGATGTCCATGGCGGCAAAGGTCACTACCACTGGATCCTCCGTCATCTGTCCGCACCTGTCGCAGACACAAACTGTTTTGATCATCTTCCATTCACGCTCCTTTCACTTCATCAGCAGCAGGACGGCTGCCCAGATCAGGACGGAAGCGATAACTGCACCAGTTATGGAACAAAATATCTCTCTTAGTCTGTCTCTCACGTTCCGCCATCCTCCTTCCGCGCTCCCTGCAGCTTACCAGCAGGCTGACGCCGATCAGCAGCGCCCCGGCGATCATCATCCCCACGGTGGCCGCAAACGCCGGCCCTTCGGAATCCACACAGCAAGCTCCTGCCCAGAACAATGTGAAGCCGGCACCCGACAGGATCATGTTTGCTTTTCTCATAAGCTTGTCCTTTCTGCCGCCATCAGGCGGACTCCTCCTTTTCCAGTTTTTCCAGGAGCAGTTTCAGCTCCCCATACAAATATCTGCTCGTAGGGCCGCGCCGGTATTTATCCCGCCCGTGGGCGTCCCTGTATTCCAGTTCCAGCCGTATATCCTCCGCCCGGATACTGTATCTTTCCAGGTACTCCTGCATTCCGTCCGGTATCCATGGATGGCCTTCCGCCTCCGCCTGGATCCGTTCCTCCAGACGGCTTTCCTTCTCACACAGATACAGGTGCTTCTGAATCTTTTTCGCCAGATTCTTCAGGATTTCCTCCGCCTCTTCACGGGAAACACAATATTCGTCGTCAATCTGAACATGTGTCGGCCCCAGATAAAAGTCTCTTACAACTGCCATTAAAATCACCTCCGCTCTATCCTATGTACCACTGGTTGTATGACTTTCCTATGCTGTCTGTTTTCTTCCCGCTGCTGCTCCATGGTCTCACCTCGCTTTCCTTTCATCCGCATTATTCACGCATATGTCAAGCTCCCTCTCTTCCCTTCCAGCGATTATCCAGACTTCCCGATCAAGCAGGTCCTCTGGTATCTCACGGCAATTTCCCTGGTACAGATCCTTGTAAGGATCTGTATCGTCGTCAGTCTTCTGGTAGATCACCACGTTACAAAAAATATAATCCACTATCTCTCTGAGTTTCATCTTCTTGTTCTTTGATGACATTCGCTTTCACCTCTTCTACTTCGGTATTTTCGTCCTGACATCCGCCAATTCTTTCAATGCCAGCGTCAAACAATGCACATCCTCTGAAGTGTTCTGACGGATTGCGGAACTGATTCTTTCCAGCAGCTCGTCAATCACTACTTCTACAGTCTTTTTTTCTTCCAATGTGTTTTCCACCTCCTACCTTGCCTCCTTTTCGTCTGTGGCAAAAAGATAATCCACGGTACACGACTCATCTACTGCGTTTTTAATTTCAATACATTCCGCCAATGTCAATGGAGCCTTGCCGTTAAGTTTCAAGAGGGTATGAAAAAAAGTCTGTAAATTGCGATCTTCTATGATAAGTTAATGAGAAAGGTAGGTGGCTGTCGTGACCACCTACCTTTACTATATAGATGTTTTTGGATTTTGTCAAGATGTATAAAAAATCCCATCAATTATGTATTGGAAAATCCCATCAATTATGGTACACTTCTGACAGGAAAACATCAGGAGGCGCGCCATGAAGCTAAAAACAGACGCTCCCTTTGTACCTGAAGATATCAGGGCAAAGATCAATGAACTGCAGTCCCTGCTGAACCATGCAGCCGACTTATACAGTGATATTTATGACTGGTATGACAGTGAACTGAAATCCTATGACCCGAAAGCCACCGCAGCCAATGAACTGTTTGACCCTGGCACAGGGACTGTTGTGGAGGGGATCGATTACCTGTCAATCATGGAATCCCTGTCAGAGCTGCAGACAGCCAACGAATGTAAAACGCAGAGGAATTAACCTTGTGCCCCATCGGCCTGTCCTCTGGCGATGTCTTCCCGTATCAGGGCCTTGATGGCTCCTTGGACGGAAGTGTCCCTGCCATATTTGTGTTGTCTGACCCAGGCCAGGATATCCGCGTCTGTTTTCATATTCAGTTTTAACTTCACCTGTACAGTATTATAGCAGTCATACCTGTCCTGGGCATCGTATTTTGAAAATCCATACATGGAAAACTCCTTTCCGGATAGGTGTACACCTATATGGGAGCATAGGTGTACACCTATGCCTGTGCGCACTTATTCAGGCAGTCTACCTTCGTACATAATGGACAGTTCCCCATAGACCTGCCCCCAGTTGCGGATGGGCATGGTCCACTTCTTCGTCGCCTCGAACGTGGCCAGGTACAGAGCCTTTAAGAGTGCCGTGCTGCCCGGGAACACGCTCCGCTGGCGGTTGAGCTTCCGGTAGGTAGAATTGAGGCTCTCGATCGCGTTGGTCGTGTAGATCACCTTCCTAACCTCCATGGAAAACTTGAAGATGGGGGATATCACATCCCAGTTGTCATGCCAGCGTTTCATTGAGTTGGGGTATTTCGGCGTCCACTTTTCCGTCACTTTCTCCAGCGCCTCCAGCGCTTTTTCCTCGTTTGCGGCATGGTAGATGGTTTTCAGGTCCGTGGCAAATGTTTTCCGATCCTTGTCGGAGACGTATTTCAGCGTGTTCCGTACCATATGTACGACGCAGCGCTGCTGCTCCGTCTTCGGGAATGCCGCCGTTATGGCTTCCTTAATGCCCGTGAGCCCGTCCGAGCAGAGAATGAGGATATCCTTCACGCCGCGGTTCTTCAACTCGTTTAGGACGGAAAGCCAGTACTTGGAGCTTTCATTCTCCCCAATTTGTATGCTCAGGACTTCCTTTTTACCTTCCAGCGTAAGACCGAGGATGACATAGGCGGCGAGCTTGCGGATTACCCCGTCCTCCCGCACGGAATAATGGATTGCGTCGATGTAGACTACGGGATAGACTTCCTCCAGCGGGCGGTTCTGCCAGTCTTCAATCTGCGGCAGTATCTTGTCCGTCACATCCGAGATAAACCCTTCCGAAGCCTCAAAACCATAGATGTCCATCAAGGTATCCGAGATCTGGCTGGTTGTCATGCCTTTTGCGTACATGGAGATGATCTTCTGGTCAATGCTGGAAATGTCCTTCTGGCGCTTTCTTACCACCTGTGGTTCAAACGTGGACTTCCTGTCTTGGGGCACCTGGATGTCCATGCTTCCGAAGCTACTGTTGATCCGCTTGGGCTTGTAGCCGTTACGGTAATCATCCGAATCCGACCGCTCCGATCTCCCATAGCCGAGATGCTCATCCATCTCCGCTTCCATCATCTCCTTCAGGGTGCTACCCAGCAGGTCTTTGAGGGCTTCCTGGATATCCTCCGCAGTCTGGATGTCATACTCTTCCAGGAGCTGATGGACGATGTTCCTTTTTCCATCCGTCATGACTACTTTGTGTACGGGCTGCTTTTCTCTTCTTGCCATAATAATAGGCCTCCTTATGATAATAGATTTTATCATAGAAGACCTAATACTCAATAGTTATTTACAGAAAAACTTTCATACTCTCAGTTTCAACGATAAAGTAGTAGGGGTCTTTTGAATCTTTTTAGCAAGCTCCAATCTGGTGATTTTTTTTCTTGCCATTTCAGCTTCCAAATTAGGAAACATCTTTCGTCCTCCTTTCTCGATTTTTCGTGATTTCATTTTAATTATAAACGATTTTTCGAGATTGTCAATCTATTTTTATGATTTTTCGAGAATTATTTTTTGATTTCTATATTTTTATCTTGATTTTTCGATACGAATATAGTATCGTATATTTACAGGAGGGCACCAATATGGGCGAAACAGAATCAAAACTTAAAGAAATGATTAAAGAAAAATACAGCAGTTTAAGTAATTTTTGTGAAGCTATAAATATGCCGTGGACTACACTCGACAGCATTCTCAAAAGAGGGATTGCAAATTCAAATATTACAAACGTTTTAAAAATAACGAAAGAGTTAGAAATAGATACTGAAAGTTTAGTATCTGGAAAAATCATTCCTCAAAATCACGCTTCTCAAAAAACAATTGCCGCTCATAAAGAAGATGGAACTTTTACACCCGAAGAATTGGAGAAGATTGAAGAATATAAAAAGCTTCTCTTGGCTGCTAGACCGAAGGAGTGATTGTTTGTGACATATGAAAATCTACAAATCCAAAATACTGATGTCTTTATAAAAGAAATAGATCTCTCCGGCATAAACGGCTTAAAGGGAATGTATTTTGACGGAAATATTGCCATACATCAGCATATGACGCAAACAGAAAAATCCTGCGTCCTGGCTGAAGAACTGGGCCATCATCACACCACTATAGGCAACATCCTGGATCAGACCAATGCCTGGAACCGAAAACAGGAGCAGCAGGCCCGTACCTGGGCTTACAATAAACTCGTCGGCCTTATGGGTATCATCAACGCCTACAAGGCCGGTTGCAGAAATGCTTATGAAATGGCGGAATACCTGGACGTTACAGAAGAATTTCTCAACGACGCTTTGGAGCGATATCGCAGAAAGTACGGAGAATACGTCACTGTTGATAACTATACCATATATTTTGAGCCATACCTTGCAGTTCTTGAGATACGGCACAGAACTACAGTTATTGAAACTGAATAAGAAAAACTGATGATAATTATCGCATGGAACAGTTTACCATAACAGAAGTATAGCAGGAAACCCGGTCAGGATGGTGGGCAAATTACCATGATCTGCCGACCTTGACAAAACTTAGAAAGAAGGTGACCTTTATGAACCACAACCACTCAAATTTTATGGACAATTTTGATGAAAGATTAGAAGAATTTTCAAATAGAGTTTTATCAAAATCTCTTAGTGAAGAAGAAAAAAACAACTATACGGAATCCCTTTTTGAATCTATCCGCCATGTCAATGAATATGGGCAGGAATTCTGGTATGCCCGCGAATTATCTAAAACGCTTGAATACAAAGATTTTAGAAATTTTGAATTAACCATTTTCAAAGCAATGTCAGCATGTGAAAACAGCGGCTATACCATCAGCGACCATTTCGGTGAAACCACCGAGATGGTCGCAATCGGCTCAAACGCAAAGCGAGGCTTCCCAAGTTATAAACTTTCAAGATATGCCTGTTACTTAATAGTGATGAATGGAGATTCAAAGAAGGAAATCATCGCTCTCGGTCAGACCTATTTTGCCGTAAAAACAAGACAACAGGAATTAATCGAAAACTTTGACGCAATGAGCGAAGATTTAAAACGTCTCGCTATTCGCAACGAAATGAAAGAACACAACAAATCTCTTGCCGAAGCAGCAAAAATGGCCGGAATTTCCGAACCTATTGACTATGCAATTTTTCAAAACAAGGGATATCAAGGCTTATATGGAGGTCTTGGGCGAAAAGAAATCCATGCAAAAAAGGGGTTAAAAAAATCCCAAGACATTCTCGATCATATGGGTAGTACGGAGTTAGCAGCAAATTTATTTCGCGCCACACAAACAGACGAAAAGCTTCGGAAAGAAAATATTATCGGGAAAGAAGCCGCAAACCAAACACATTTTGAGGTCGGGCGAAAAGTCAGAAAAACGATTGCTGAACTTGGAGGAACAATGCCAGAAGACTTGCCAACACCGGCGAAAAGCATTAAGCAAATAGAAAAAGAACAGCAGCGTCTGGAACAGAAATAAAAATCGCCCCGATGTAATAGAAAGAAGGTGACCCCATGAACCGCAACCGCACAAACTTAAATCCCAACGGCCTCTACTATGCCTATCTACGCAAAAGCCGCGCTGATCGGGACGCGGAGGCCCGCGGTGAGGGCGAGACCCTGGCCCGGCACCAGAAGCTGCTCACCGACCTGGCCGCCTCCCTGGGTGTTACCATCTCACGCTTTTATAAGGAGATCGTCTCCGGCGAGAACATCAAGGATCGGCCTGTGGTCCAGGAACTGCTCCGGGACATCAGTACCGGTATTTGTGACGGCGTGTTCGTTGTGGAAGTGGAGCGCTTGGCCCGTGGGGATACCAGCGATCAGGGAACCATTGCCAATTACTTTAAGCTTTCAGATACCCTGATCATCACTCCACTTAAAATCTATGACCCCAACGACGAGTATGATGAGGAATACTTTGAGTTTGGATTGTTTATGAGCCGCCGGGAGTACAAGACCATCAACCGCAGAATCCAACGGGGCCGGCGCGCCTCCGTGGAAGAGGGGAAATGGATTGCCAGCACCGCCCCCTATGGCTATGAGCGGGTGCGCATTCCAAACGACAAGGGTTATACCTTGAAAATCGTACCGGAAGAGGCCGAAGTTGTTCGCTTGATATTCGACCTGTACACCACAGGAGAGCAGCAGCCGGACGGCTCCTACCAGCGTCTCGGCCATTACCGGATCAGCAAGAAGCTTGACAGCATGGGCGTGAAGCCCCGAAACAGCGCCCGCTGGTCTCCCAGCTCCATCAAAGATATGCTGCGCAATCCCACTTATATAGGCAAGGTCACTTTTGGGAAGGAGCAGGACAAGAAGATTATTGAAAACGGTGTTCCCAAAACCGTCCGGGTCAAAAATGCGGACTACACCTTATACAACGGCCTCCATCCGGCCATCATATCAGAAGAACAGTTTTACCTTGTCCAGCAGTATGTAGATTCCAGGCCCATCTTTCCGGTTGTGAGCAACAAGGAGCTGAAGAACCCCTTATCCGGCCTGATCCGCTGCACACAATGCGGCTCGCTCCTCACACGCGCCGCCAGCAACACCAAAACCAATTACCCGGTATTAAAATGCTCCAACCGCGACTGTAGCACAGTATCGGCGCCGTTGTATCTGATCGAGGAAAAGGTCATTTCCAGTATCGCAGAATGGTTTGAGGAATATAAGCTGTCCTGGACCGACGATCAGATTATCTCCAACCAGATACAGGTCACGGAAAACGCATTGGCTTCCTACCAGGCTGAGCTTGCCACCCTGAATGAACAGAAGAATAAAGCCTACGATTTTCTGGAACAGGGAATCTACACCCCGGAGGTTTTTTCCAGCCGGATCAGCCTCCTGGACGAAAAAATGTCAGATGTCAAACTCGAAATCAGTAGGCTGGAATTTTCACTGAAGCTGGACCGGAAGAAAGAATATGAAACCAATACCTTTCTGCCGCGCGTGGAGAAGCTCCTGAACTCTTACTGGGACACGGAGGATTCCATGGTCCGCAATCATCTATTGCAGGATGTGGTCCTCAAAATTGATTACACAAAGAACGAAGCCAACAAGAAATTTCAACGAGACAATGCAAACTTCAAACTGAAGATATACCCGAAGCTCCCTGTTTGACAGGGGGCTTTTACCGTTATCCTATATGGGGCTATACATTATCCCATATATGCTAATGGTTATTTATTTACCGCTTAAATTCGTGTTTAGTTCACAAAAAAAGCACCCTATCATCATTGAGTGCTTTTAATTTGTTTATTCTTTTTTTACCGAAGATTCATTATAACTTTTTCCTCTACCATAATTACTTCTCGTACTTTTTATAAATGTTGCTATAATCGAACCTATACCGGCAACTCCTAAGATTGTACCTGATATAGCTCCAGAATTTTCCGGAACCAAAATAACAATTACAATAGCTCCTACTATACATCCAATCCCAAGACAAAAAGCAAACAAAATACCCAACAGGCTGTCTCTAGACTCCGCATTAATCATCTTTTTTTCCATTTGCTGTCTATGCTCTGATTGATTTTCAGCCATACGAATAATCCTATCCGCTGCTCCCGGTAAAACTTCCTCATAGCCTTTAATAATATTAGGTGGCGGAATAGGACCACTAAATTCGCTCATCGCCTCTACAACCACCTGTTTGAGTTCTATTTTAGCTTCTTTTTCCTTCTGAATTTCTTTTTGAATTTCATCCTGAAACTTGTTTGAAATTTCTTGTTCCTCTTTGGATAGAATCTCCGACATTCTTCCAATCACTCCTTAGTGCTTCTAAATCTTTCCTCCCGTTCCCAGATAACTCTGGCCATTGTTTAGTGCCACTTAAATCCAGGACTCTTATAAAACCTTGTAGAAAGCTCTTGCTTATTGTAGCCCTCATCTTTATCACTCCTTCAACAAGTAACTCTCTTATCTCGTTTAAATAATATTCTTTACTTGTGATTCAATTGTAAATAAAAACTCAAGTAATGTCAATAAGTACTCCGGGTATAAAATATGAATTTTTTGTTAAAATTTAAACAGCCCCGGCATTACGCCGGAGCCTTGTCCATTAATCTGCCTGCATGGAGGCTCTCGTAGCCGGGCCGCATCGCCCGTCCACTTCCAGGCCATGATCGGTCTGGTAAGCAATCAATTTCTTTTCGCAATCAGGACCAAAATGCTCGTCCATCTCCACATTATATCCGGCTTGATTCAGTTCCCACTGAACCCACAACACATCGTCACCGGTCATTGTCGGAGTTGTGCGGTAAATGGTCCGGGTCGGCACAGGATATGGGTTAGTCAGCTTCGCCGCAGTTCCGCCAGTGGTTGTGATAAATGCGTCAAATCCGGCTGCCTGCACCTTCGCTAACATAGCGTCCGCATTGCTTTTAACAGAGTAGGCACCTACCTGGATTTTGTAGTAGCCACCGGCCTTCACCATATAAGTGTCAAAACCTGCCGCCTTAACTTTTGCAAGCATAGCGTCAGCATTGGATTTTACAGAGTAGGCCCCTACCTGCACCCTGTACAATGTCCCATCCGGGGCCGGAGCGGATGATCCGCCGCTAAGCTGCGCATTGACTTGCGCCGCAAGGTCGCCCAATCTCGCATACAGCCAGTCCCCCGGGCAGGCTTTGTTCGCAAACCACCTATGCACGGTCAAAACCATTTCGTTCCCCTTTGGCTCATACGCAAGAGTCTTATCCTTGTCGCCAAACCAGAGCAGCATACTTTTCCCGTTACGGCGGCAGATATCGATGCAAAGATTGATCAGCGACTGATAGACCGCATCCGTCATGGCATAAGGGTCATCCTTATCACAGGCGCATTCAATAGTCACCGCACGATGGTCATTTTCCCGATTGGATGAACACCAGGATCGGTCTTTCTCTTCCACGCACAGACCGATCTTGCCATCCGTCCCGATTGCATAATTACAGCTCGCCTCATCATCCTGGCTCGTAAAAAGTCCGCAGATTCTCTCCGCAGAAAGCTGTCCAACGACACAATGAGGAGTGATCCTGTCGATTGCATGGTTCCGGGGGCTGTTCCGGTTCGGAGAAATGCGTGTGTAGGATACCAGGCTTGAATTACTCATATTATTCCACCTCACTTTCTTCCGCGTCTCCCGGCGCTTCTGTGGTCGCGGCCACAGGATCCACTTCCGGCAGGCCCTTAAGGCTTGTCAGCAGAGACAGGATTCCTGCCAGCAGGCTTGCAGACCCAACCACCGCCCAGTTGACCTCACTCATGACCATTGATGTGCCTATGGTTGCGATAGCCGTCTGCGCCACAGTCTTAACTGCCCGGATTCCGGCCTTCTTCAGCCACCTCAGCCAATACTCCTTGTTCTTCATGTTCGTTCACCTTTCCTTTCTCACATTCCTATTTGTGTAAATATATATCCGATCACGATCCCCATAACGGTTGTGATGAGATACCCTACTACCTTGCGCCACATCTCCCCGTCCCGGCCTTCCAGGACCTCCAGACGCCTGCCCTGCTGCTCCTGCTCCTTGACCATGCTCTCGATACTCAGGGCCAGCTTCTCCACCGAAGTCGTGAGCGCGCTGATCTGGCGCGTGTTCCCCTCCAGGAGGTCGAGGCGGTGGTTCTGCCGCCTGTCCTCATCATGGGTCTTTTCAAACATGGTGTTCACCGTGTTCCGGAATTCCTCATGCTCCTCCCGGCTTATGTATCCTTCATTCATTTTCCGCCGTCCTTTCCAACCGGTTGATCTCTTCCCGCCACGCCTGCCGGTCTGCTATGACGTCCGCGTACTCTCCGGCAGCTGCCGCACCCTCCGCGATTTTAATGACCGCATAATCCGTATCCGCAAGCCTCTGCTTCAGCTCCGCTATGCGGTTCGCCCTGAGAACGTCATCCGGGATACGCTCGTAGATCCGCACTTCCTCGTAATCGTCGTCCGCATACGCGAACTTCGTCACGTCATCCACCGGCACAGCGTCCGGTTTGATGATCGCAGTTACATACAGGCGCCCCTTTTCCAGGTCGATCTCGGATTCCGGTATTTCCTCATATTGTGGGTTCAATAATCTCATCATTTCCACCTCCCTATGACCACAATGGATACGTATGGATGGCCAATCGTAGACGTTGTCGCTCGCGCCATGTCAAAAACAGGCGGATTTGTCCGGCTTCCACCGCTCATAACGAACATGACCTGCTGGCCTTCGTAGCCGGAGTCCGTATTCGTTCTGGAAGCGTATACGGCAGGCGTCTCAGCGAAGGTAAACGGGTATGCGCTGAAGGTCATATTCCGGTTCGAATATAAAGTCCCCCATGCCGCATTCGCAAAATTGCCGTTATTGATACTGTTATGTATGCAGATCGCCAGCCCGCTGGCCCATTTCCAGTAACGCCAGCTTCCGGAGGTTCCCCTGGCGACGATATAATCCGACATGGCATTACTGGAATCTATGCCGGTGACCGTCACCTTTCCGGCAGTCAGGCTGTTTCCCAGCAGATTCAGCCCGCTGTTGGAAAATGTATAATACTTGTAAGTCGTCCCTGTAGCGGAATTCTTTGTGCGTATGGCGAAGTTGCCATTTCCATCCGTATACAGGTACGCGCCGCTCGTTCCCATGAAGATGGCGGGAAACGTGGAAGCGGCCCCGGCGGAGACAGCCCCCTGCGCTTTGAGCGCATCCTTGACGGTCACCTGCACATTGAAACAAAAATCCTCCTTCCCCCAGTCAAACACAGGCGTGGTCTTCACTGTTTTCTCGGCGCTGTCCGTGGTCATGAGCAGATCCACGGCGCGGGCCTGGAACGTATACTGCTTGGTGTAATCCAGCCCCGTCAGGGAAATCTCCGCGCTGTACGTGTTCCCGGACATCACCGCGTCCGCCTCCGTCCAGTCGCCATAAGAACCATTGTCTTCCCGGTATCTGTAAGACACCTGCACGGAATTGGAGGAGACGCCGAAGGAACCATTAAAACAGTTTCCTTCCACCTGGAAGGTCATTTCCCCCTCCGCGTTAGGCGCGCTGGCCTGCAGGCTACAGGTCAGTTTCACATAATTGATCAGCGTTTTGTTCAGCGTCTGGGTGACGGTGTTCCCCCGGTTGTCCGTGGCCGTAAATACGAAGCTTCCGCTCTCCACCGCCGTAAGGGTGCCGCTGGCCGCGCTCACGGACTTTCCCCCGCAGCTGATCCTGCGTCCCGTGATCGTTGCGCCCTTTTTGGCTGTTACCGACATGCTGACAGCGGCGTTGCTCTGAAACTTCACGAACACGTTCTTGTTTCCGGTAAGCGCGATCGTGCTCTGGTTGCTGTCCTCCACCGCCGCGGAAAGGGACGGCGCCGCGTTCGCTACGGTAAAGACTCTCTCCGCCCTGCTGTAGAAGGTGTTGCCGCCGATCACCGTTTTTACGATGAAGACAACCTTCCTGCTGTTGCTTCCCGATGTGGTGGCAAGCCGCAGGGTATTCCGTTCCGCCTCCGTCAGGCTGAAGGTATAACTCTTCCCGCTGACCGGAATGTTCCGGTACGGAACGTCGGCGGCGCTCCCCGTCAGGGAGATGCAGGCCTGCAGGGAACTGACCGCACTCCCGGCCGGGTTGGAGTACCCCAGGACAGGATTCTGCTCATCGTTAAAATTCGGGGCGCTGGTAATGCTGGCCGCCCGCGGTATCTGATCCAGGGAAAAAGTCCCGCTTCCGACACAGTTGACCGCCGACGTATACACCGCAGCCTGTATGCTGACCGTGAAACCGAATGTCCCGTCCGTGGCGTGATACACAACGAAACTGCCGCTGGAGACCCGCCCCGGGCCCCGCATCACCCTGTCCGTCTTGTTGACCACCACATTCCCCGCGATGACCGCATATAACGTCCGCTCCGCCACATTATACGGATAGCTCCCCGTCGCGTCGATCCACCAGGTGATGGTGGACCGGTTGTTCGCGATATCCGGCGAACTGCTCCAGGATAAGGTATAATTCCTCGTCTGCCCGCCGCTGCTGGTCCACGAGCCTGTCGCCACGCTTCCACTCAATGCCATTAGCTGTTCCCTCCAATCCAGAAGCATCCCGTGCGGTTGCTCCCATAATCCTCAAAACGGCTGTTTGCCCCTATGATGAGATACGTTGACGCGTGGAGGTTGACGGCGTTTACCCCCTCACTGTTCGCCGTCAGGACCTCATCCATGTTCTTGTACACCCGCATCCCGTCCTCCGATATCATCGTTTTCATCTCCGAGCCGGACTTCGCAATAGTAAATTCCTCCGTGCCGAAGGAATAGGACATGTTCCGGATCTCCTCGATGGTCTCCTGCTGCAGCTCATCGATGCTTTTTACCGTGGTCTCGATATCGATCTTAAACGAATCCACATTTTCCTGGATCGTCGTGACCGTCCCCCGGAGGATCTCCAGACTGTCCCCCGTCTGCTTCGCCAGGGTATCGTCCGTATACTTCGTGGCCAGGATAAAGTCGTTCTCCACATAGGCCTCCCCCTCCCCCTTTGAGATCTGGCAGATGTAGATCTCCATGTCCCGGAACCACAGATCCCCGTTGTCATAGGGCGGGGCCGGGGTATCCGTGAATACCCGCCGCTTCCCGTCCGCCGTGTCCATCGCCGCGTTGGCCACCGCCAGCGCCTCGGCCACATCGCTGTTGGAAAGCTTCTGCCAGCCATAGGCTCCCTCGTTTACCACAAACCGGTAGGAATAGCCGGTGTCCTGGTCGTAATACAGATCCCCCAGATGCTTCTCCCATTCCTCCACCGTCAGCCATCCGCTGGCCGGAGGATTATCAAGCCCCGGCTCTCCGCTGTAGAACCATACGGCCACCTTCCCGTCGATCTGGCTCTGCAGATTCTCCATGGAGCCGAGAGCGGCCTCCATGAAGTTCTCCAGCGTCGTGTTGGTCCTGTTCAGCCCCAGCTCACTGTTCTGCGCCGCTTTCTTCAATCCCACAATGGACGCAAGATCATACTTCCTCTCCAGGTCCGCCGGCGTCCTTACGCCCTGCCTGTCCTGCCTGCTCACTCCTGTCGCCTCCTTCCATACGCGTCACCACCGGATCGTCCCGTCCGGATCCACCTCAAAGCCCAGTTCCAGCAGGATGGTCTCCATCTCGCCGTAGGAAATATCGTCCCTGCCGTTTAAATAATCCACGATCTCCTGGTTATAGGTGTCGTCATTCGGATACATCTCTTTGAACAAAAGGATCTTTTCTTCATAAGCTGCCTCTGTATCGTTCAGGAAATCGATGACCTTCTCCTTCCTGCTGCCGGCGATGGCGTTCCCATTTTCATCCCGATCGGCCTGAAGTTTGTTCATGGACCGGACAAGCCGCCGGTAGGATACCACGTTCCCCGACGCCGCCTTCGCGACCATATATTTCTCCGGATTCTCATACGCCCAGTTATAAGCCTCCCTGCTCTCCTCGCTGGCGTCATATTCCTGATAGGAAATCTGGTTCGCCTGTAAGAACTCATATTTCCCCGGATTCTTCTGGCTGAAATCAAACTCCTCAAAGCTGCCGAAATCCTCATAGCCCGTAAGATCGATGGGTGTTTTCCGGTCCGTGAGATTGTTGATCATGATATTCTTCTTGCTGGTGGGAAGGTCCAGCCCGGCAATGTATCCCGTCTTTTCCTCCAGTGTGTCCAGCCCCTTCAATCCCTCCCGGTATTCCCGGTAATCCCGGATCGGGATATCCAGCTCCTTGTACTCCTCCAGCTGCTTCTCACTCAACGGCGCCCAGCCGTTATCAAAATAATCCCTGGCGTTCCGGCTGGAATACTGCCCGAATATCCCCGCCTGTATCCGGTTCCCCACCGTATCCTCCACCGGGAACCGGAGCTCGCCGCTGTTGGTATAGGAACCGCTCACCGGAAGGTCGTCGTCAAACATGGACAGCCCCTGCAAGGTCTTGCGCAGCTGCCCGCCGCCCACCGGCATCCCCAGGTACAATAACGGCTTCAGCCATTCGCTGGTCAGCTCCCGCACGCTGCTCTCTGGGGCCTTTTCCCCTTCCGCCCAGGCGGAGAAGACCTTCGGCAGCTCATCCGCCGTTTCCGATACTGCGGAAACCAGGTCCCCGTAAGGGATTGCCGAACTGATGGGGAAACGCCCGCCGCCCAAAAATCCGCCAACGAACGGCACCTCCTGCAGGATATTCTCCGCCAGTCCTCCTGCCGCTTTCAGCGGGTCTCCCTCCTTCTCCTCATCGTCCCCGCCGCCTCCGGACAGGCCAAGGTCCTGCAGGAACTGCTCCAGGATCCCGATGGGGTCGAAGGCGGCGTCCCGCCCGGTCAGGGAAGAGTACAGGGCGTTGTAGGCGTATGCCCCAAGGAACATGGCGGCGTATCCCCTGGCCAGGCGGAATTTTGACCGGTCCCCCACGTCCTGGGGCAGGTCCTTGAACATATATCCGTACTGGTTGCCCACCTCCAGCTGGAACGCCGTGAACAGCTTTGCCAACGGGTTCTTGGCGTTGTAGATAGTGGGCATGTTCCCCCTGCTCCGCCCCGCCATGACGCCCTCCGCGAACTGGTCGGCGTTCTTCACCGCCTTCTCCGTCTCCATCCCGCTCTTCACGTTCTCGATGTACTTGGAGCGCCAGACGGTCTGCGAAGTAAAGTTATCGATGACGTCCATCATAATGCCCACAGCCTTCCCGGCCTTGTCCCAGCCGCTCTGATACAGGTTCTCCGCCCGGGCCAGCCGGTTCGTCAGGAAATCCGAACGTTCCACCATCCCGTCGTTCCGGATGTAGGACTTGACCGTATCCCTCATCGCCTTTAAGGAGCTTATCGGGCTCACCTGGCCCCAGGACTGGGTGATGGGGATAAAATTCGTAAACGCGGAGGAAATGCTCCCGCCCACCATGTTGGCACTGACCCTGTTGGAAAGGTTCGTCATGACCGAGTAGATCTTCCGGTTGGTGCCTTGTTCCAGTCCACGGTCCGCCGCGCTCTTTTTCCCCGCCAGATTGTTGGTGCTGTTCCGCAGATCCGTCACGAAGTTATTGAGCGGATTATCCGCCTCCGCGTAAACCGCGTCGATCTCCTGCTGGACCCGATCCGCGTCCCACTCCGGGTTCTTCATGATCTCCTCGATCCGTTCCTTTACCCCCTTGTCGCTGTGCTGATAGCGGATCTCATTTTCAAAGGCCCTCCTTTTCTGGATGTCTGCGATGTGATAGATCCAGTCCAAAGCACCGTTCACATAAGAATCCAGCCCCTTCTGGAAGCTGTAGTCCGTCGTATCTCCCTCCCGTTGCTTGTTGAAGGACTGCCAGCTCCTCTCCGGCGTGAAGGTCTCCGTGATCCCGGCAATGTCCGTGGGAATGCTCCCGTCATTCACCTTCCAGTTCAGAAGCTTCGCCAGCCAGCTCTGCTTCTCTTCCGTAAAATGCGGGAAATATCCTTTCCGGTAAGGGATCTCCTTCATGCCCTGTTCCCGCAGGACACGGTTGATCCGCTCATACAGGGAGTCATACAGCGCCCTGGCATCCTCGATGATCCTGTCTACTTTCTTCTCATCAATGCTCTTTTTATGCTTATCGTAGAACTCCTTCAGCTTATCCGGCTGCAGGGTACAATCCGGATTATACTTATATTCCCCCAGCATCTGGATATAAGCGTCCTCCGCAGCCGTGATGCGCATCTTCCTGTATTTATCCTTGATTCTGCTGCTCTCCCTGTTCAGCAGGGCCTCATTGTGGTTGTAGCTTCCCTGGAGCTCCTCATAGATGGCGTCCGCCCGGGCAATGTCCCGCTTCCCGTCCGCGGTCCGCACGATATCCCGCAGGTTCCGCTTCAGCGTGTTGACCTGGTAGGAGATCCCCAGCCGCTTGTCCCGCCAGCTGGTGGTGTTCCCCATCAGCTCCCGCATGCGCTCCCCGTACTCCTGCTGCTTCGTCATGCGGTTCTCCGCCCGCCGGAACTCCTCCGTGTTCATTTTCGCGATCCGTTCCTTAAGCTTCTCTCCGCGCCGTTCAAACTCCACATCCGCATTGTCCTGCCGGGTCTTCAGGCGGTCAATCCTCCCCTGGAGCTCCCTGGCGCGTTTCGTGTTCTTGTTCTTCAGGCTGTCATACTCCGCCTGTTTCTCCGCGATATCCGCGTCAAAATCCTGCCAGCTCTGCTTCTGCTCTTCCCGCAGGCGCCTCAGCTCGACCCGGTAATTCTCCTGTTTGATCCGGTTGGCCTCCTTCACGGTCCTGGGAGGCCCGGTATGGCCCGGCTCCACCGGAGCCGCTTCCTTGGGGGAGACATCCCCGCGCACCGGCCCCAGGTCTTCCCGGGGCGGTTCCTGGGAAGGCGGGGTGGCGTCGTCCCGTATGGGAGCGGCGGCATTTTCCAGATTTTCCGTGACATTTTCGGTGGGTTGTGGTATACTATGTATAGAAGCAGAAGTACTTCCCGTTTCGGACGTATAGCCCGTGGCACTCTGTGCATCTGGCAAAAGTGAATGCTTCTTTTTTTTGTAATCATTTCCGCCCTGTTGCACCGGTGCAATTCCTTCCAGAGCAATGTCCCTGCCATAGGTGCGCCGGCGGTCCCTGGGGGCTGCGGC